GCCATCTATGTAGGGCATAAGAACACGGTTCTTGTTCCCTATGTCCACAATAGCCAGCCGCATACCGTCAATGTCAGCGTAGCGGCTAAACCCAGCGTTCATCAACATACCCTGTAGGCGGTTATACTCCACCGACGAGTTATCGCTATGCGGTGTTGTCCTGGCATAGATACGCACGAACCGCTGCTTGTGAGGTATAACCAACGAACGTGACAACACCTCGTCACTGTCGTCAGGGTTGAGGATATAGGCGATAGCCAAGGCGTCCTTTGGTGCATTAGGAGGATCATAGTCCCCTTGAAACGTGCTGTAGGCAGCAGCAGGGTGCTCACTAACACCCCAATGGCCCCGTCTGTAGGCCATACAAGACTGATAGCTGCTACCATCAGCACATAGGCACTGGCCCTCATACGCCTTGATAAAGTCCTCCCGCTTATATGAAAGGACCAGCTTGTGAGCACCAGGGGGCTCCATGGCAGTAGCCAGATCACGGATCACATGTGATGGCAACACGTGCCCAAAGAACCGTGAGAGGTACCGAGCAGGTGGCACACGCAAATAACGCTCTGCCCTGCCATACTCAGCATCAGGCACAAAGGCTACCATGGTATCCTTCTCTTTACTCATACGAGCGAAGTGAAGTTTAAGCTCCGGTGACCTGTCGTTCCACCAAAACGTTCTGGTGATAATCTCAGGTAGCGGTGTATAGTCACCACTGTCAAAGCGGTCAGCTTCTCGCTGGTGCCAAGAGGTATCCGCAGCCGGTTCCTCTGACTTTACACGCACGATGCGTGTCTTACATGTAAAGCCCGCAGTAGCCAATGCCTCCTTGGCTACTTTACCGTCTGGTAGGTTGTCAAGTAACACCTCACCAGTCTCTGCGTTGATGACTTGGTATTTGTACACTATACACTCCCCTGTGTAAAGCGGCGGAGGCCGGGATTGGCCTGCCGAGCCGATTTTATAGCACGGCCAGGGCCGGCGGTCAAGCCTGCCCGATAAGATATGGATTGTTGAACTTTACATGGGCTAAAAATAGATTGTAACCGCCCAATGAAATCAATGGGTTAGCGACAACAATCTAATAATCTAAAGTGAAATTTGTAAAAGTCGAGTTTTTTAGGGGGGTAGGGGGGTTGTATAGTTAGGAAAGTGTAAAGTGTTCTCCTTTTGTTCTGGGGTCGCGTGAAAAAGGGTAGTGGTTACCTTCTAGATTATTAGTATTATTAGATTATCTCTCAACTACTATATATATATAATTATAGCAATTTCAATGAGTTGTGGTGTTAAGTTAGTCCAAACATGTAAAACGACCCTCTGAAACTTTATTTTTTTCACCCACTTTTAGATCACAGTGGTGTAAAGCAACGACCTAACCCGTTGATATCACGTGATCTATTTTTATTTTTTGTAAAGTTAAGTTTTGACAAGTTTCAAAATAGCTAGCTAATTCAGCCACTTAGTACAGCACTTTACACATTACGCGCGCGAGGTATAGGCCCCCGACGTATGGCGAGTGAAACGAGCTTAAAATGTGTAAAAAAGAAGCCCTGAGCTTTCGCCCAGGGCCAGTTGTTAAGTTTCTTCGGGGTAGGGGTCGATTGTCCACCCATGCTTTCGAGGTTTCTCCCACCCGCGCCTTCGCGCTTCTTCGTCCAGTGTATCAAGGTGGGTCATCTGCTCGCATTCAACCCTGGTCACCACGTCACCAACAACTTGGTGAGCCTTGACAGCAAGCATAGTGCTCCTCGCAAGGAGCACCAGCAGTCCAGCATTATCAATCATGGCGTCACCACCCATATGATGTAAAAAGCCAACATAACCGCAACCACACCCATCAGGCCGAGGGCCAGATCAGCAATGGTTCTGAGGATGTCTTGGCGCAAGCGCGCCCGCCTGCGCTGTATTTGTGAGGGTAGCATTGTTTCTTCTCCGATGTTTGATTGAGAGAAAGAGGGGCAGGGCTTGCGCCCTGCCCACCCTAGCCGGTCAGAAGAATTTCTTCTTTTCGACCTTTGCCGCTTCCGGCAGGAGTTTGATCCCGCCGGGAAGATTGCCATTGGCGTCAAGTTTGCCGTCAAACTTGAGATAGCAAGCACCAGTAGCCAGCGGCTGGCCCGGAACAATCCGAATGATATCCTTTAGCTCAGCCTTATCGGATTGCACCCTGACCGCCTCAAGGCCGCAAAGCGTCCCGTTTTCGTTGATCTTGGTTACTCGCAGAGTAACCTGGACCGTGAAAGGGGCAGAGAGAACACGCTTCGCGGTTGCGGTTTTTTCAGACATAATCAGATTCCTTTGAGAAAGAGCACCAGATCAGACCATCTGATCCGGGTCAGAACCATTGCCCTGACCCCATTATTAAGACACAAGTGCCCGGAAATGTCAAATGCCATTGTCTCCGCCCTGTTTTTGGCGCCTCGCAACGGCGCCGCGCAGCGCCAGCGCTGGCCCAACAATCGGCGACCGGGGGGCACATGGACTGGGGTTTTTTAGGCCCCCCCTCAGATGCGTAAACCCCGCAAAACACAACCCAAAAAACCAACGTGTAAAGTTTGGCGCAGCCTTTAAACCAACGTGTAAAGTTTGGCGCAGCCTCCAAACCAACGTATAAAGTTTGGTACAGCCCAAAAACCGGCACGGATGCCTTGACACCGCCGCATCTCGCCCATATCCTCCCAATATGCAGCTCGCTCCCCCTGAGCCCTTCCAATGGTCCGACCGGCTGGCCTTTGAGGTTGCTTTGCGCCTCGAAGGGAGTGGTGAGGAGGTTGACGAAATCCTCACAAGACACCATTTGGACCTTCAACGTTTCCAGCAAATCAGCAAAGACCCTGTTTTCCTACGCCAAGTCGGCAAATATCGTGATGAGATCAAGGAAAAAGGCGTAACCTTTCGTCTTAAAGCCCGCGCGCAGGCCGAAGAACTCCTCAAAACCTCCTGGGTTCTTATCCACAGCCCCGATGTGAGCCCCGCTGTTAAGGCCGACCTCATCAAATCCACGGTAAAATGGGCTGGTTTGGAGCCAAAAGGCGATATTGACACCAGTGGGGGCGCCGGCGGGGTGAAAATTACCATAAATCTTGGTACTCAGGAGCTTGGACAGGCAACGCTTGTGGACGCCATAGTAGAGAACCAGGAGCCAAGCGATGAATCCACCTGAGAAAGAGCCCATTGCGACCCTGGAGACCACAGATGCCCTACAAGCACAGCGCCTTGAGCGTGATCTGGCCGCTAATGGTGTGTCCTACACCACTGAAATCACCAAAACCAAGCGTGACGGCCTCCGTTACGTCATCAGACTGTTGAGCCCTATCCATGAAACATGATTGTGGCGAGCACGGCCCACTTCACTGCGTCCCCCTGGACGATACCCACCCGCACACCCTGGACGATGAGGGTTCTTGCTGGTGTGAGCCCGTTTATGACGAGGACTACAGCATGTATGTCCACAACAGCGCGGATGGGCGGGAAGATTATGAGGAGGGGCGGCGTAAACCGCACTAACCCTATCTATGCCATTGGAAATTGACTACACCCCGCCGGCTTCTGGTAAGAAGTTCATGGCTTCTGATGCCAAGATGCGTGTTCTTATGGGGCCTGTGGGCTGTGTTGCTGGTGATACTAAGGTCCTAACAGAGTTTGGCCCGCTGCCCATCTCTCAGATAGATCGGCCAATGCGCGTTCTGTCGTGGGACGACAAGTTAAGTCAATTCCGGCTTTCCTGGTGTGGTGGAGCGTTCCCAAAAGGAAGGGACTATCTGCTCCGAGTGACAACGCAGCAAGGAGAATTTGACGCAGCCGAACATCACCAGCTTTTCTGCGCTGACCATACATATCAACCCGCTGGATCACTCTCCCAAGATCAGTCCTCGCTCCTATGTTTGCAGAGCCCGCTTGCGTGTGTTGCGGAGCTAACCCCTTTAGGGTCGTTGTCAGATGAGCCGAGTTCGATTCAAACAGCCGTAAGTTTCCTGGGCTATTATGCAAAGTTAGCCCGTCTACATGGTCAACGACTTCTGACGGAAGAAGGTACCTCCCAAGAGTTTGTTCCATTACCAACCGGTGCTCAAATACGCTCGTCGCTGCACGACCTACTCGTGCGCGCCCGTGCGGATGCGAGCTTGGAGCAGTTACTAAAACATACCCATCAAGATCAATTCTTCTACCAGATACATACTGATGGTTTTTTGAGTGCGCCTGGGCACCTTCTTTTAGGCGAGGAAGGTTTAAGCGCAGCAGTACCTTCCGCACATACCGGGGGGATAGACCCACAAGAGCCGCAATCTCCACGGAGGAGCGAACTCCATCCGCCAACTGAGCTATCAGCTTTGTGTTTGCGTCCATACATAGGCTCCTGTTCCAACCGGCCCATAATTGCGCTGGAACGCCGGCAAGTCAAGCAGTTATATTGGGACATGCAGGTGCTGGATACCAACAACTATGTGACGGTCGACGGTACTATCCACCACAACTCAGGCAAAAGTGTAACCTGTTCGTTCGAGGTTATCCGGCGCGCGAGTATGCAACAACCCGACCAGCAGGGGCGTAGGCGCACACGGGCTGCTGTGGTGCGTGAGACGGCAAGGCAGCTTCAGGACACTACGATCAAGACGTTCTTGGATTGGTTCCCGCCGGGGGTGTGTGGGGACTATATGCGTACAACCAAGACCTATTTTTTCAAGGTCGGGGATGTTGAGTGCGAGATCATGTTCCGTGCGTTGGACGATGCGGATGACGTAGCCAACCTAAACTCCCTTGAGTTGTCCTTTGCTTGGTTCAACGAATGCCGCGACATCCACCCTGATATTGTGGATGCCATGTCCAAGCGCATCGGGCGGTTCCCCTCCAAGAAAGATGGCGGGCCTTCGTGGCATGGGATGTGGGGCGACACCAATCCACCGATCATGGACTCCTGGTGGTTCTACCAGATGGAGAAGCTGGACCCTAAAGACGGGGTGTCGCTGAACGACAACGGCTGGCATGTGTTCAAACAACCATCAGGGCGTAGCCCGCAGGCTGAGAACATAGAGAACTTACCCGAGGGGTACTATGACACCCAGGGGCGGTCTGAGGAGTATGTCCGGGTCTACATTGACGGGGAGTACGGGCTGTCCTCGGCGGGGACGCCTATCTATAAATACTTCAAGACAGATTACCACATGGCAAAACAGCCGCTGCGCCACATTGTCAATGGGGTTCGCCCTATTGTGGTGGGGATGGACCTTGGGCTTACGCCGGCTGCTGTCGTGGGGCAGCAGGACCCACGCGGGAGGGCGCTCATCTTGGATGAGGCAGTCAGCTTCGATATGGGGGTCCAGCGCTTCATCAGGACGGTCCTCAAGCCTCTGCTATACGAGCGGTTCCCAGGAGCCCCTGTGGTCATCGTAACCGACCCAGCGGGCGTCCAGCGGGCGCAGACAGACGAGCGGAGCGCAGTGGACATCATCAGGGCCGAGGGGTTCCGGGTCATCCCGGCCAGGACCAACAGCGTCTCAGCGCGGGTCAACGCGGTGGACGACTACCTCATGCGGCAGGTGGATGGGGACCCAGCGTTTCTGGTGGACCCCAGGTGCACTCAGCTCAAGGCGGCTATGATGGGGGGCTACCGGTACAAACCCAAGGGGGACCGGGACATCGAGAAGAACAAGCACAGCCATGTGGCTGAGGCATTGCAGTACCTCATGCTTCATATCGCCAGTGTGGGTGATGGGGCTGTGCTAAATGTGCGGAGGCCCGTGATACCTATTGCGTCTGTCGGGTGGACGTGATACCACATCTTGTGGCTGGTGCTTTTCAGCCGCTTTCTCGTTCATCACCTCCCCGACTGCCCCCTCTGCACCCTGCCTGTGTGGAGGGGGTTTTTTATCTCTTGCATATCCTGTGCCTCTACGCTAAGTTTTTGGTGGTTTGTCTGTAGGGAGCCACTTATGCCCGTTATCTCGCCGGTTCTTTCCAGCGTTGCTTCGCCCGATGGGGTCCCTGTTATCACATGGTCCGGCATCGCCCCTGGTGATACATTTGATCCTTATGTCATCAGGGGGCAGCGGGGGCTTGCGCTCTCTGTCCAGGTCAGCGGCACCTTTGGCGGTGCGACCATCACCATGCAGCAGAGCAACAACGGCACTGATTTTGTTGCTCTGCGCGACCTGTCTAATACTGCTATCAGCGCTACTGCTGCGGCTGTGTTTGATGTCTCTACCGCCGCTATCTACATACGCCCGCAGATAGCCGGCGGGACCTCATCGGTCCTTTCTGTTCGTGTGGTCTTGCGCGGCTGACATGCTCTCAACCCTTGTCCTAATGAGGTATCTGCGCCGCACTAGAGGCGGCGGTAATTCCGTCCAATACCTTGTTGTTGGTGGCGGGGGTGGTGGTGGCGGTAACTACTTCGCTGGTGCGGGCGGTGGTGGTGGTGGTGGCGTATTAGCTAACACCCAAGGAGTCGCACTCGCTACTAATTATAGTCTTACCGTGGGTTTGGGTGGAACTGCGGGTCCAAACGCTGCTGGTGGTGTGGGTGGAAACGGTGGAGATTCAGTCTTTGCCTCATTAACATCCATCGGTGGTGGCGGTGGATCAAGCCACACAGCGCCCACATCGGGTGGTTCTGGTGGCGGCGGCTGCGGAAGAAACCCGTCAGTTATACCAAGTCAGCCAGCAGGCGTTTGGCTTGGTGCATCTGGAACTAGCGGCCAAGGTTTTGCAGGCGGTGACGGTGATCAAACTAATCTGAATGCAACAGCGGCAGGTGGTGGTGGTGGCGGGGCTTCTGCGACTGGTGAAACAGCCCCAGCAGGGCGGGGTGGAAATGGCGGGCAAGGCCACTCATCTTCGATAACCGGAACCTCACAAACCTACGGGTCTGGTGGTGGTGGTAGCCAGACAGGAGGCACTCAAGGCACTGGTGGCACCAATGCCGGGACTTGGGGCGGCGCATCACCTGTAGCTAATTTTGGCGGCGGCGGCGCTGGTGGTGGGTCTGGAACAGGTGCCTTCGGGCAGGCGGGCGGCTCAGGCGTTGTCATCCTCCGCTACCCGAACACACTTACAATTTCCAACCCAGGCGGCGGCTTGACCTTCAGCACGGCATCAGTCGGCGGCGACACGGTAGCCACCTTCACGGCGGGCACCGGCAACGTCCAATGGAATTGAGGATAGACCAATGATTGACCGGAAAATCCCACCCGGCCTCGCCCATGCGATCCTTGGCATCGTCATCATGCTTGTCGTTGGGGCAGTCCTAGCATTGATCCCGGTCGGCCCCTGGGGTGCAGGCGCAGTCGCAGCCTTCATCTTTTACCTATCCCGTGAGCGGCGGCAGTCTGAGGAACACTTTAAAAGCAACCAAATCCCCCCGTGGCAATGGAAACCCCGTGCCTTCCGCGATATGGGCTGGCCAGCACTGGCCGCTGCTATCGTCGCAACGCTTATTGAGGCTTTTTTCTAATGCCTGGTTTGACCATGCTCCGTGTTGTCAGCAATAGCGAGATTGAGCGGGAGGAGCGCGCCCGGCTAGACGCGGAGTTCCAGTCCAGGCAACAGAGTGATTTGATTACCGGGCTCGCGGCGTACCTCCGCGAGTGTTGGGACGCTGCGCGCATTGCAAAAGACCCGATCAACACTGTGATGTTGAAGGCTTTACGTCAGCGCAATGGTGAGTACGAGGCTGGTAAGCTGAATGCTATACGTAAGCAGGGCGGGTCTGAGGTTTTTATGATGCTTACGGAGGTGAAGTGCCGGGCGGCTGAGAGCTGGCTGCGCGATATCCTTCTGGATTCAGGCACACCTCCTTGGGACCTGCAACCAACGCCAATCCCGGACCTATCCCCGGCGCAGTCCGATGATCTCCAGTTGGCTTTTGCCGAGCAGATTGTGGGGGTCATCCAAGCGACAGGTCAGGCCCCGACTCCAGGGCAGATGGCTGAACTCCGGGAGATGGTCGCCCAGGATTATCGCTTCAAAGTCCTTCAAGCTGCCCAGGCGCGTGTCGATAAGATGCGTATTAAGATTGAGGACCAGTTTGCCCAGGGCGGCTGGTCTGATGCGTTTAACGAGTTCTTGACCGATATGGTCACGTTCCCTTGTGCTTTTCTTAAAGGCCCGATTGTTCGCCGGCAGCGGCACCTGGGGTGGGTTGTGTCCCCGGAAGGCAAGACTACGGTTGAGGCATCAGAGCGCCTTGCCCCTGAGTTTGAACGGGTTAGTCCGTTCAATATATACCCAGAGCCGGGGGTTACTCGGGTCAATGACGGGTATCTGTTCGAGCACCACAGGCTTAGCCGCTCAGCACTGGCTGACCTCATCGGCGTTCCGGGGTATGACGATCAAGCTATCCGCAAGGTGTTAGAGGAAGGCCCTGGGCAGACGTGGGTATCTGAGACTACTGAATCTCAGCGCGAGGAGGAGGAACGCAAGTTCTATACCGAGCTACGCCCAACCGATATGTTTGACGCGCTTGAGTTTTGGGGGAAGGTCAGCGGTCGTATGCTCCGTGAGTGGGGGATGGATGAGGCTGAGGTTCCTGATGAAGCGCGTGAGTATGACGCTAATGTGTGGTTGATTGGTAACTACGTGGTCAAGGCTATCCTAAACTATGATCCGTTGGGCGAGAAGCCTTACGTGAAGACCTCGTTTATCAAGATGCCCGGCGCATTTTGGGGGCGTAGTATACCCGAGATTATCGAAGATTTGCAGAACATCTGCAACGCTGCTGCTCGCGCTCTTGTCAACAATATGGCCGTTGCTTCAGGCCCGCAGGTTGAGGTCAACCTTGACCGCATCCCGCCTAATGAGGACATCACGCAGGTCTACCCATGGAAGATTTGGCAGACGTTGAATGACCCGTTGGGGTCTTCTGCGCCGGCTGTTCGGTTCAACCAACCCACTGACAACGCTAACACGCTTATGGGAGTGTATGAGCGGTTTAGTAAGTTGGCTGATGATCACTCAGGTATCCCAGCGTATATCTATGGGGACACGAATGTGCAGGGTGCTGGGCGTACCGCTTCCGGCCTTTCGATGCTGATGGGTTCGGCGGGGAAGGGTATCCGACAAGTTGTTATGCACATTGACTCAGACGTGATCAAACCGATTGTTCACCGGCAGTTTGTGTACAACATGCGCTACGACCCTGATGAGGCTATCAAGGGTGACGCCCAGGTTCTACCTCGCGGGGCCATCAACCTTGCGGTTCGTGAGACGGTTAACGTGCGCCGCGTCGAGTTCCTAAACGCGACCGCCAATGAGTTCGACATGCAGATCATCGGGATGGACG